AGATAAGGCGCTCGGGATTCTCGTGTATGGCCTCGTCCGAGTGCGTAAACATAGGAACACTGTCCCGGGACGCCCGGATTGGCATACTCTCCAAGACCGGAGCCGACGCCAAGAAGATGTTCACGGACAAGGTCGTTCCCATAAATAGCAGGCTACCATTCTTTTTCAAGCCTATAATGGACGGCATGGACAAGCCCAAGACTGAGTTGGCGTTCAGGGTACCTGCCTCTAAGATTACAAAGAAGAACATGCACAGCGTCATGTCTCAGGAAATTGACGGGTTGGACACTACAATAGATTGGAAGAATACGGAAGAGAACTCGTATGACGGTGAGAAGTTGCTTTTTTTGGCACACGACGAGAGCGGAAAGTGGGTAAAGCCTAACAATATCCTCAATAATTGGCGGGTAACCAAGACCTGTCTTAGGTTGGGAAGCAAGATAATAGGCAAGTGCATGATGGGGTCAACCTCAAATGCCTTGAGTAAGGGTGGGGAGAACTTCAAGAAACTATACGAGCAGTCTAGCATTTCCTCTAGGAACGCGAACGGTCAGACTAAAAGTGGCCTGTATGCCCTGTTCATTCCGATGGAATGGAATATGGAGGGATTCATTGACGTGTATGGCATGCCCGTATTTCATAAAAGAGATGAGCCCATAAAGGGGATAGACGGTGGACTTATTTACAATGGCGCTATAAACTATTGGGAGAACGAGGTTGACTCGTTAAAGAATGACGCCGATGCGTTGAATGAGTTCTACAGGCAGTTTCCTAGGACAGAATCGCACGCATTTAGGGACGAGAGCAAGGAGGCGCTGTTTAATTTGACAAAAATTTATCAGCAGATTGACTATAATGACGCGATGATAAAGGAACACTATGTTTCTCGTGGAACATTTCAGTGGAAGGATGGCGTCAGGGACACGGAGGTTATTTGGTTCCCGGACAAGAAGGGCAGGTTTGCCACTAGTTGGCTTCCGTCAAAGCACCTACAGAACAATGTTCACATTCGTAATGGGATTAAATACCCCGGCAACGAGCATATAGGCAGTTTCGGGTGCGACCCCTACGATATATCAGGGGTAGTCGGCGGCAGGGGGTCTAACGGGTCTCTGCACGGCATGACCAAGTTCCATATGGATGACGCTCCCGTAAACGAGTTCTTTTTGGAGTATATAGCGAGGCCTCAAACCGCAGAGATATTCTTCGAGGAGGTCCTTATGGCCTGTATATTCTACGGGATGCCAATCCTTATAGAGAACAACAAGCCTAGGCTGCTGTACCACTTTAAAAACAGGGGCTATAGGAACTTCTCCCTAAACAGGCCGGACAAGCCACTAAACAGGCTGTCCAAGACCGAGAAGGAACTAGGTGGCATACCCAACAACTCCGAGGACGTCAAGCAGGCTCACGCCTCCGCAATAGAGTCGTACATTGAAAAGTATATAGGGATAGACTTTGAGGGTAAATATAGGCCGTCGGACGAGATGGGCACTATGCCCTTTACTAGGACTCTAGAGGATTGGGCCAAGTTTGACATTACAGACAGGACTAGGTTTGACGCCTGTATAAGTTCGGGGTTGGCTGTAATGGCCAACCAAAAGCACCTATATATGCCTGAAAAAAAAGAATCAAAAATAAGCATTAACTTCGCTAGGTACAGGAATGACGGGCGAATAAGTCAACTGATTAAATGAAAAACTTATTAATAGACGTCTTATCGACTAATTTTCCAAGTCAAATGGCTACAGATGCCGAGAAGGCGTCTGATTCATATGGTCTTCAGGTCGGTCAGGCCATTCAATATGAGTGGTTCAGAAAGGACAACTCCTCCTGCAGGTACTATAGCCAATGGAGAGAGTTTCATCGCCTTAGGTTATACGCTAGAGGTGAGCAGTCTGTTGCAAAGTATAAGAATGAACTAGCAATAGATGGAGACCTATCTTACCTTAACATAGATTGGACGCCCGTTCCAATACTCCCCAAGTTTGTTGACATTGTAGTGAATGGCATGTCCAATAGGCTATTCAAGGTCAAGGCATACGCACAGGATGCAATGTCTCAGGCCAAGAGGAATAAGTATCAGGACATGATTGAGGGGCAAATGGCCGCAAAGGACATCCTTACAAATATAAAGGACATGACAGGGGTAGACCCCTTCATGATGGACCCCGAAGAACTTCCCCAAAGCGACGACGAGTTGTCTTTGTACATGCAACTCAACTACAAGCCTGCTATAGAGATAGCGGAGGAGGAGGCTATTAATACAATATTTGACGAAAATAAGTACGAGGATACCCGCAAAAGGCTTGACTATGACATGACCGTCCTAGGCATAGCCGTAGCAAAGCATGAGTTTCTTCCCGGAGCGGGCGTAAAAATATCATACGTAGACCCCGCAAATGTAGTATACAGTTATACTGAAGACCCCAACTTTAAGGACTGCTTTTATTGGGGTGAGATTAAGACTCTACCTGTTACTGAACTAATGAAGATTGACCAATCCCTCACAAGGGAGGACCTTCAGGAGATAAGTCAGTACAGTCAGACTTGGTATGACTACTACAACGTGGCTCAGTTTTACGAGAATAGTCTTTTCTATCGGGACACATGCACGCTGATGTACTTCAACTATAAGACCACCAAGAAGGTGGTGTACAAGAAGAAGATACTTGAGGGTGGTGGCTCCCGTGTTATTGAGAAGGATGACTCGTTCAATCCTCCTGTAGAGATGATGGAGGAGGGAAAGTTTGAGAAGATGGAGAAGACCATTGATGTTTGGTATGAGGGCATCATGGTTATGGGCACAAATATCCTGCTGAAGTGGGAGATGTCAGAGAATATGGTTAGGCCTAAGTCGGCTAGCCAACATGCTCTGCCTAACTACGTGGCATGTGCACCTAGGATGTATAAGGGCGTCATTGAGTCTTTGGTGCGCCGGATGATTCCATTTGCCGACCTTATTCAGGTTAGCCACCTTAAACTTCAGCAGGTAATCAATAGGATTGTACCCGACGGTGTTTTTATCGACGCCGATGGTTTAAATGAGGTAGACTTGGGTACGGGCAACGCCTATAATCCCGAGGATGCTCTTAGGCTATATTTCCAAACAGGTAGCGTAATAGGCAGGAGTTTTACTCAGGATGGCGACTTTAATAATGCCCGTGTGCCTATCACCCAACTTACGTCAAATTCGGGTGCGGCAAAGACTCAGATGCTCATAGCCAACTACAATCACTACTTGGACATGATTAGGTCTGTGACAGGGTTGAATGAGGCTAGGGACGGCTCTACACCTGACCCGCACTCGTTGGTTGGCCTACAAAAGTTGGCTGCTCTAAACTCTAATACCGCAACTCGTCATATTCTAGACAGCGGTCTGTTCATATACCGCTCATTGGCCGAGGCTTTGACCTACAGGGTTGCAGACATCCTAGAGTATGCTGACTTCAAGGACGACTTTGCCAATAAGATTGGCAGATACAACGTGTCCATACTGAACGACATATCCGACCTGTATATCTATGACTTTGGCATCTTCATCGAAATATCTCCCGATGAGGAGCAGAAGAGCCAACTTGAGGCAAACATACAGATTGCCCTGTCTAAGGGTGACATAAACCTAGAGGACGCCATTGACATCAGGGAGATAAAGAACCTGAAACTTGCTAATCAACTCTTGAAAATGAAGAGGGTAAAGAAGCAGGACAGGGAGGAGAAGATGGCAATGCAGAAGCAGGCAATAACCTCTCAGCAACAAATTCAATCACAACAGATGGCTGCTCAGGCTGCTATGCAAAAAATCCAAGCCGAAACTCAGGCCAAAATGCAAATAAAACAGGCCGAGGTTGCGTTTGACATAGAGAAGATGAAGCAGGAGGCTCAATTGAAGTCTCAGTTGATGGCCGAGGAGTTTAATTATCAACTTCAGGTATCACAACTTCAAGCGGGTACGCTGTCTCAGCGCGAGATGACTAAGGAGGAGGAGAAGGCCAAGAGGATAAGCATGCAGAACACTCAGCAGTCCAAGTTAATAAATCAAAGAAAGAACAACCTGCCTCCGTTGGATTTTGAATCAAACGAGGACAGTTTAGACGGCTTTGATTTGGCCGAGTTTTCTCCTAGATAAATAAATTGAATTTTTTTCATAAATTTGTAATCAAATTAAATCAAATCAAATGGAATTCAAAGTAAGGGCATTAGACGCAATTGAACCCAAGGGTGTTCAAGAAGTAGAAAAGGAACTTATTGAAAAGCATGAGTCTGAGAGTCAAACTCATGGCGAGGTAGAGAATGTAGAGGTCAATGTTCCGGAGCATAAAGAGGCTGAGGACGAACTAGACGAACAGAAAGTTCTTTCATATATTGGCAAGAGATACAACAAGCAGATTAATTCATTTGACGACTTAGTATCTGAGCGGAGCACTTCCGAAGAGTTGCCCGAGGATGTTTCCGAGTATATGAAATACAGGAAGGAAACAGGCCGGGGATTTGAGGACTTCTTGAAACTAAAGAAGGACTTTGAATCTATGGACCAAGACGCTCTGCTCAAGGAGTACCTAAAGGCCACTCAGGACGGCATAGATGACGATGACGTAGAGGTATTGATGGATGAGTACAGGTACGACGAGGATTTGGACGACGAGTCAAGGATTAAGAAAATAAAGATAGAAAAGAAGAAGGCTGTATCGGAAGCAAAAAGATTCTTCAATACTCAGAAGGAAAAGTATAAACTGCCCCTTGAGTCAAGTGCGGCAGGTATTTCCAAGGAAGAGAAGGAGGAGTATGATGCATACCGTCAGTATATACAACAAGCCAAGACAATTGAGGAGGAGAACAGCCGCAAGCGTCAGTGGTTTAACCAAAAGACAGACGAACTTTTTAATCAAGAATTCAAAGGTTTTGAGTTCACAATAAATGATAAGAAGTTGTCGTTTGCCCCCGGTGATGCTATTGAACTTAAAAAGTCTCAGTCTACCCCTGCTAATTTCATTAACAGGTACTTGGACGATAATGGGATGATAAAGGATGCGGCAGGATACCACAGGTCTTTGGCAATTGCAATGAACCCGGACAAGTTTGCCAAGTTCTTCTACGAGCAGGGCATGTCCGATGCAACGGAGGATGTGATGCGTAAGACAAAAAACATAAACATGTCTGAGCGCAGGGCTCCCGAGATTGCTAAAACAAGGGATGGATTTCAGGTGAAGGCTGTGAACCCTGATTCCGGAAGGAATCTAAAAATACGCAGCATGAAACGAATTTAAAAAACTTTAAAACTTTAAAAACATGGCAGGTTCATTATTATCAACGCCTACTTTCTCGCTGCAACCCGCACCGCAGCAGGTAGCGCTCCAAACAAACTATCTTACTAGTTTCGATTTCCTGAATCAGTATCTTCCCGATACCTATGAGAAGGAGTTCGAGCGGTACGGTAACCGTACAATTGCTTCATTCCTCCGGATGGTTGGAGCAGAAATGCCCTCAAACTCTGACCAAATCAAATGGGCAGAACAGGGTCGTCTTCACATTAAATACACCTCTGTTACGTCAAATGCTGCTGCTGCTGCTGCAACTGCAACGCTTACTATTGCGGACGCAGGAGTTACCGCTGCTGCTGTGCGTGTAGGTCAGACCGTGATGGTTCAAACAAACGCTTCCGGTGTGTTTAATAAGGGCATTGTAACTCTCGTCTCAGGTCTTACATTTAACGTAGCCTACTACGAGTCGGGTGGTCAGGCATTCGGAACAGCAACGGCTTGTTCTGTTTTCGTTTATGGCTCTGAGTTCAGAAAGGGCACAAACGGTATGGTTGGTTCATTGGAGGCCGAAGATGACATCTACTCCAACAGCCCCATCATTATCAAGGACAAGTATGCCGTAAACGGTTCCGACATGGCCCAAATCGGTTGGGTTGAGGTTACTAGCGAGAACGGTGCTACAGGGTACCTTTGGTATCTGAAGAGCGAGCACGAGACTCGTCTCCGTTTTGAAGACTACCTTGAGACTTCCATGATTGAGGCTGTTCCTGCTGTTGCGGGTTCAGGCGCTGCTACTGCAGGATTCAAGGGCTCTGAAGGTATCTTCTACGTGGTGAACAATCGCGGTAACGTATGGGGCGGTGGAACTCCTACTACCCTTGTAGAATGGGATACCATTGTTTCCCGTCTTGACAAGCAGGGAGCCATCGAAGAGAACGTAGTGTTCGCTAATCGTCAACTTAGTTTCGATATCGACAACATGTTGGCTACCTTGAACGGCTACACTTCGAGTGGTGCGTCTCAGTCCGCTTCTTTCGGTCTGTTTGACAATGACATCAGCATGGCCCTCAACCTCGGGTTCACAGGATTCCGTCGTGGATATGACTTCTACAAGTCCGATTGGAAGTACCTGAACGACCCGACTATGCGCGGAGGCCTTAGCACTACTGCTGCAACCGCTACCGGAACTGTTACAGGTCTGCTTGTTCCCGCAGGTTCTACATCGGTTTACGACCAAATCATGGGCAAGAACGCCAAGCGTCCTTTCCTCCATGTTCGTTATCGTGCAACCGAAGCCGAAGACCGTCGGTATAAGACTTGGGTTACAGGGTCTGCCGGAGGTGCTACAAACAGCGACCTTGACGCAATGGAGGTTCACTTCCTGTCCGAGCGTTGTGTATGTACCCTTGGTGCAAACAACTTCGTTCTGTTCCGTTTTGGTTAATAAAAACAGGTAAAAATTGGGGAGTGTATTCGAATACACTCCCCTTCTTTAAATCAAATCAAATCAAATTAAATAAAATGGCAAAGACTATTACCCCCACCGACAAGGTGTACAGACTAAAAAACGGTTCGCCGTTATCATACACATTGGCATCAAGAAACCACCCTAGGTTTCCGCTGATGTGGTATGATGAAAAGAATAACATAAACAGGACTCTTAGATACTCCGTAAACCAAAAGTCACCGTTTGAGGACGAGCAGGACGGAAATGCAATTCTTGAGCCTATTGTATTCGAGGATGGCATGCTAAGGGTTCCCAAGACAAATCCTGTGCTTCAGCAGTTCCTGCACTACCACCCACTTAATGGTATTGTGTTTGCTGAGGTTGACAAGGAGAAGGATGCATCTCAGGAGGTCGACTACCTTAATATGGAGGTTGATGCGCTTGTTGAGGCTAGGCAGTTGAGTGTTGAGCAGATTGAGACGCTTACCCGCGTAATGTTTGGGAAGGACCCCACAATGACGTCAACAGCGGAACTAAAGCGGGATATATTGGTTTATGCCAAGACAGACCCCGAAGGATTCCTGAAGGTTCTGAATGACCCCGAACTTAAATTCCAAGCCAAGATTAGGCTGTTCTTTGAGCACAAGTTGCTGATTCTTCGCAATAATGACAAGGAGATTTGGTTCAACACGGGTACCAATAAGAAAAAGATGCTATCCGTTCCGTTTGGAGATGAGCCTTATGATACAGCAGCCCGGTTTCTTCAAAGCGACGAGGGTATAGACTCCCTCAAGATGTTGGAAGCCTCGCTGTCAGCATAATAGGTTTTAGTATAAGAAGAATTGGGGGTGCGAAAGTGCCCCCTTTTTTTGTGTATATTTGTAAAAAAGAGATAGATGATAAACTCGGTAAGGAACACGGTTTTGTCTGTGCTCAACAAAAACAATTACGGATACGTCTCTCCCTCTGACTTTAATCTATATGCCCTTCAGGCACAAATGGAGGTGTACGAGGAATACTTCAGCAACTATAACAAGACCGTAAACGCCGAAAATGCCCGGACATCGGGAAGCGATTATTCTGACATTAATAAGGCCTTAGCAGAGACTATGGAGTATTTTTTGGTTACAGACTTCCTTTTCCCTGTCCTAACGTCTCAATTTATCCCAACCAATAGGTTCTATTCTCCGTCATTGGTTACAACGGGCAATGACGCCTACTTAATAAACAAGGTCATTTGCTATACGAGTAAGATAAAGGACGGTACGACAACCGCAACGTCTCCATATCAGTTGGTTGATTCTCTTGGAAACTTTGTAGCGCTAGGTGTGTCGGTCAATGACATTGTTTTAAATCCAACGACGCATCAAAGTACTACAGTCAAGGCTGTAGTGAATGCCACAACATTGGACCTGTTCGAGGACATCTTTGTAAATATAGCCTCAGACGAGCCGTATTCTATATTTTCTAGTAAGAAATACAGCGAAGCGGAGAAGGTATCGAATGGCAAGATTACAATGCTTGGGAACTCTTTGCTAACTACTCCTACAAATTTATTCCCTGCATACGCACAGCACACAGACTACATGGCGTTTTATCCAACAACCATAAGTTCATACGGTGCGGTTCAGGCGACATACTTCAGGTATCCAAAGGTACCCAAGTGGACATATATCACCTTGGCTAATGGAGAGCCCGTGTTTGACCAATCTCAACTTGACTACCAAGACTTTGAGATGCCTAACGAGGACGAGTTCAAGTTGGTAATGAAGATTCTTCAGTACTGTGGCATGTCTATCAGGGAGGGCGAGGTTACTCAGTTTGGTATGGCTCAGGAGCAACATGAGCAGCCAACATTCAGTCAGCAACAATAAAATAACCCGTAATGGCCTACATATCTCAGTTCGAGTACTATACGAATAATGGCAACACGCCTCAGGATGAGAATTGGGGCTCTTATCAATACGTGTCGCTGTACGACATCGTGAACAACTTCATGCTGATGTTCTCCGGCAACCACTCGTTGGTAAACAATGAGGAGAGGTATAGGGTGCTGTTCCACGCAAAGAGAGCCATTCAGGAACTTAACTACGATGCGTTCAAGGAGATAAAGGTGCTAGAGTTGACTGTCCCAAACTCATTGAGGTATGTCCTGCCTTCTGACTTTGTCAATTGGGTTAGGATATCACTTTATAAGGACGGTTGGTTAAGGCCTCTGACTGAAAACATTCAGACCCTTTCATCAAGCGCTTATCTTCAGGACAATCAGGGTAACATACTCTTCGACCAATTTGGCAATATCCTTCAGCCTCAGAACTCTAACATAGACTTTGACAGGATTAAGAAGACAAAGAAGAGCATCTACCTTAACGAGGGTAATCAGTTCCACAACTATTCAGGTTGGCTTGTTGACGGCACGTGGTACTTTGAATATGGACTTTCGGGCAAGTATGGCCTCAACACAGAGACCGCCAACTTCAACCCAACATTCAATATCGACAAGAAGGCCGGGGTTATAAACTTTGACTCTAGCATGTCTGAGGAGATTTGCATACTTGAGTATGTATCCGACGGCATGGAGAATGGAGACGACACGCTTATAAGCGTAAACAAGTTGTTTGAGCAGTATATATATGCGGCCATACGGTACGAGATACTGAACTCAAAACTAGGGGTTCAGGAGTACATTGTAGGCAGGGCTAGGAAGGAAAGGGCTGCGCTTTTGAGGAACGCTAAGATAAGGATAAGCAACATACATCCCGGAAGGCTGCTTATGAACCTAAGGGGTATGGACAAGATAATGAAATAAGATGGCAAACTTTTCAAGGAACTTTGTTGCCGGGAGGATGAACAAGTCCGTTGACCAACGGCTGTTACCCGAGGGCGAATATATTGACGCCATGAACGTCAGGATGGGCTCTACCGAGAAGTCCGAGGTTGGCGTCATAGAAAATACAAAGGGTAACCTTTCGTTG